AAGCTCCTGCCTAAACGGAGAGGAGCAGATTGCTGTTGGGTCTGTCCAGACATTGGCGCAGGAAAGCCGACTGCGGCAATTTCCCCGGAACTACTTTACTGACATCGTGGTGGACGAAGCCCACCATTGTCTGTCGGATAGCTATCAGAGGGTACTGGAACATTTTCCGGATGCCAATGTGCTGGGTGTTACAGCTACCCCGGACAGAGGAGACCGGAAGGATCTAGGTCAGTACTTTGATAGCCTTGCCTTTGAGTACAGCATGGAAGATGCCATTAGGGACAAGTACTTATGTCCGGTGAAGGCACAGATGATTCCCTTGGAGCTGGATATCAGCAAGGTCCAGATCACCAATGGTGACTTCAGCACCGGTCAAATTGGCTCTTTCCTGGAGCCGTACTTACAGCAGATTGCCAAGGAAATGGCGCACTACTGCAAGGATCGAAAGACCGTGGTGTTCCTTCCATTGGTACACATCTCACAGCGGTTCCGGGACATCCTTGAGGATGACGGCTTTCGAGCAGCAGAAGTGAACGGCAACAGCACAGACCGGGCGCAGATCCTGGCTGACTTTGAAAACGGAAAATACGATGTGCTGTGCAACTCAATGCTTCTGACGGAAGGTTGGGACTGTCCAAGTGTAGACTGTGTGGTGGTTCTTCGTCCCACAAAGGTCCGGAGCTTATATCAACAGATGGTAGGGCGCGGAATGCGCCTACACCCCGGAAAGGATCACCTTCTGCTTTTGGACTTTCTGTGGATGACAGAACGGCACGATTTATGCCGCCCCTCTTGTCTTATTTCCAAGGATGCGGATATTGCCAAACGCATCGATGCGCAGATCAAGGATGCGGATGACAGTGTTGACCTTGTAGATGCCGAAGATGAAGCCGAGCGTAATGTCCTCCAGGAACGGGAAGAAACCCTTGCCCGTGAACTGGAAGAAATGCGTCTGCGGACACGGAGACTGGTAGATCCACTCCAATATGCAGTTTCTATCGCAGCGGAAGACCTGGTTGGCTATGTTCCTACCTTTGCTTGGGAAATGGCACCGCCTTCTGAAAAGCAACTGGCATTTTTGGAGCAGAGAGGCATTTACTCCGCTTCCGTTGAGAATATGGGCAAGGCAAGCCTGCTGATTGGCCGGCTGATGCGCCGACAGAAAATGGGACTGGCAACACCCAAGCAGATCCGCTGTTTAGAGCGTTACGGCTTCAGACAGGTTGGTACTTGGAAGTTTGAGGAGGCCGGCAAGATGATATCCCGGCTTGCCGCTAACAGTTGGCGGTTACCCCGTGGGCTTATTCCCAATAAATACAAACCTTAATTTGGAGGATTTTTATGAGCAATATTTTATCTGCCCTACAAGCAATCGATGTAGCGGCAGTGAGTTACCAAGAGTGGATCAATGTCGGTATGGCATTGAAGGCAGAAGGTTTTGAATGCCAGGTTTGGGAAAATTGGAGCCGTGGTGACAGACGATACCACCCTGGCGAATGCGAACGCAAGTGGGATACCTTCCATGGCAGCATCTCTCCCATTACCGGAGCAACCATCGTGCAGATGGCAAAAGACCGTGGATGGACGGCACTTGGTCCCGGGGCGGCTATGGATTGGAACGACATCATTTATTTCGATGGCGATAGCTTCAATCAGTACACGGCTCCGGAACAGTGGAATCCTACGCAGGAGCTGATCACCTATCTGGAAACTCTGTACGAGAAGGATGACTTCGTGGGTTATGTGACAAATGATGTGTGGCAGGATACGGAGATGCGCTGGGTGCCGGCAAAGGGCGTATATTCCCGGACAGCTGGTGAGCTGATTGCCTCACTAAAAAAGCATCCGGATGACTTGGGTGCGACCATTGGTGACTGGAAGCCGGGGGTCGGTGCCTGGATTCGTTTCAATCCTGTGGACGGCGAAGGTGTTCGTAATGACAACGTTGTCCGCTTCAAGTATTGCCTAGTCGAATCGGATAGCATGTCGATTGCCGACCAGGATGCACTGTACCGGAAGCTGGAATTGCCGATTGCTTGCCTCGTTCATTCCGGTGGCAAAAGCCTACACGCTATTGTGAAGGTAGATGCGGAGGACTACACCGAGTACCGCAAGCGCGTGGAGTTTTTGTATGACTTCTTAGCAAGGAACGGTGTCGATGTTGACAGACAGAACCGGAATCCTTCTCGGTTGTCCCGTATGCCTGGTGTTACTCGTGGTGAAAAAAAGCAGTACTTGGTGGCTACCAATATCGGCAGAAAGAGCTGGGTAGACTGGCTCGACTTCGCTGAGGGTGTTACCGATGAACTGCCGGATATGGTTTCCTTGGATACTTACAAGGATAATCTCCCTGTTTTACCTGACGAGCTGATTAAAGGCGTTCTCCGCTGCGGACATAAGATGCTGATTTCCGGTCCATCCAAGGCCGGTAAGAGTTTCGCTCTTATGGAGTTGAGCATCGCAATCGCAGAAGGCTCCAAGTGGCTGGGCTTCCCCTGCAAGAAGGGTAGAGTTCTGTATGTGAACCTGGAAATCGACCCGGCTTCCTGCATTATGCGTTTTATGAAAATCTATGACGCACAGAAACTGCCAAAACGCAATATGGGAAATATCGTCATTTGGAACTTGCGTGGTCATGCGGTGCCGTTAGACAAATTGGTCCCAAAACTAATCCGCCGTGTGCGAGATCAGCACTTTGATGCCATTATTGTAGACCCCATTTATAAGGTCATCACAGGCGATGAAAATAATGCTTCCGATATGGCTATGTTCTGCAACCAGTTTGACAAGATTTGTACCGAAACCGGATGTGCAACTATTTATTGCCACCATCACTCAAAGGGATCTCAAGGCAATAAGAAAGCTATGGACCGTGCAAGCGGAAGTGGCGTGTTTGCCCGAGATCCGGATGCCCAGCTAGATATGATTGAGCTGGCATTGACAGATGATATCAAAAACAATGTGAGAGACGGTTTTGCAACCGCCTGGAGAATGGAGTCCAACCTCCGAGAATTTCCCAATATCAAGCCTGTAGAGTTTTGGTTTGAATATCCCATCCATCGTGTAGCCAATGCTGCCGAGTTATCGGCACTTCCGCCACAAGGGACATGGGAAGCAGGACAACTGCAAAACTCTCACAAGAAAACCGCAGAAGATGCCAACGAGGAATTCCGGCAAGCTTACCAAGTTTTGAATATGGACGGTGCAGTAACCGTACAAGATATGATGGAATATTTGAATCTTGGGGATAAGGCCGTATATGCTCGGATTCGCAAAATGAAGGACGAGTTCTACTTGGAAAAGGGTCATGTGTACAAGGTGCAGGATAGCCCTAAATAGGTCTAAATTTCGGTTTTCTTCTACGCTGTATTTATATACATAAATACTATAGACGGTCGTTACACTCCCTAAGTGGGAAGGGCTAAATGCCCGCCCTTCCCCTTAGATGGAGCGCAACGGAACAATCTCAGTAAAGAAAACTGCAAAATTCTGAGGTGTAGAAAAATGAATTTCTTTATTGCAATTAACCCACCTACCACAACCGCCCAGATGAAGCAGGTGCGCGTTGTGAAAGGTAAACCCATATTTTACGATCCCCCGGCAGTGAAGGCTGCCAAGGACAAACTGTCCGCATACCTTTCCGTGAACAGGCCACAGAAGCCCTTTGAGGGTCCGCTTTCTTTGCGAGTAATGTGGCTGTTCCCCAGGGGGAAAAGTCATAAGAATGGGCAGTGGCGTTCTACACGCCCGGATACAGACAATCTCCAAAAGATGCTGAAGGACTGTATGACCAAATGCCACTTTTGGAATGACGATGCCCAGGTTGCTCGTGAGATTATCGAGAAAAGATGGTCGGATGAGCCGTGTGGCATATACATCGAAATTGAAAAATTGGAGGAAGCAAAATGAGCTATGGAATTTATCGCAACTGCGAAGGCTATTCTGATCCCACAGCCGGAGCAGCAATGAGCAATATTCTGCGTAAGGAACGCAGTCAGCGCCGTAAAGCCATCCGTCGCAAGAATCGCAGACTGCGGAAAGAGGCAGCAGATAAGCTGACTCAGGATGTGGCGGAAACTACCAAGGAGGCGTGTGACAATGACGGCTAAAGAGTACTTAGGACAAGCCTATCGCTTGGATCAGCGGATTAACAGCAAGCTAGAACAGGTCATGTCCCTGCGTGATTTAACCACCAAAGCTACCGCAACAATGAGTGATATGCCAGGTGGCGGCAGTCACAATGTGTTTAAGATGCAGGATATTATCGGCAAGATTGTGGATTTGGAAAACGAGATAAATGCCGATATTGACCGGTTGGTGGATTTGAAGCGCGATATGGTTGCCGTAATCAAGGCTGTGGTCGATCCAGAATGCCAAACACTTCTTGAACTGCGGTATTTATGCTTTAAAACCTGGGAGCAAATTGCCGTGGATATGCAGTACAGCACAAGAAATATCTACAAGCTACACGATTGTGCATTGGCTAAAGTAAAGGTACCGGTATAACGAGCAAAGGCACTCCCCAAACCGGGAGTGCCTAATTTTGCCTATAAACAAAAAGAGAGCCGAATTTCTCCAGCTCTCTCAAGTATGCATCCGCAAACGCATACCCCAATTCTAAGCAAAAATGGAACCGGAGACAGGCACCAGTTCCAATAAAACCGCAAGGCGATTTTTGTTCCGTGCCTACAATATAACGGTCTTATATGTAAAAGTCAAGCCGCTTCTCAAAAAATATTGCCAATCAGCAGGAGCGTGTTTTTGATAAACGACCAGTTATAGTCCGCAAAAAGCCCCCGGGCCCGAAGGATACCGGAGGACAAACTGGCACATATTTGAGCCTATTATATCAAAATGCTGCTAAATGTCAAGATGTACCCGTTTTAATGTCCTTTTGAAAAAGTGTGCAGTAAATTTCATTGTTTTTCACTATGTCCCTATGATATCATTATAATCGCCAAGTAAATATGGATGAGCCTCACAGGAAACTGTGGGGCTTTTTCTATGCCCAAATGGAGGTGGGATGAGTGGGCTACAGAAAGGTTGGTTATATGGAACAGCTTTGGTATGTCCTCCGCTACAAACTCCGTCAGCTTGTTAGGAAGGAGGAAAGGAATGCCAAGGAAACCTAAGAGACCCTGTTCCTATCCCGGCTGCCCCAAGCTTACTGACGGGCGGTTCTGTGAGGAGCATACAAAGGTGGAAGCCAAGCGGTACGAGACTTACGACAGAGACCCGGAAACACGCCGTCGTTATGGACGGGTGTGGAAACGCATCCGTGACAGCTATGTACAGCAGCACCCGGTATGTGAGCTGTGCCAGCGAGACGGAAATTTTGTACCGACCGAGGAGATCCACCACAAAGTCCCTCTAGCAGAAGGTGGTACACATGCACGAGATAATTTAATTGCTTTGTGTAAGTCTTGCCACGCCAAGCTACACGCAGAGCGAGGCGATCGCTGGGGAGGGTTGCGTAGATGACACCAATCCCAAACTACCCGGGCTACTTTGCCACGGCTGAAGGTGAGATTTACTCAAACCGTTGTGGCTTGTTAAGGAAGCTTCCTAAGCGATTACACAAGGGCTATTACCGGGTCAATGTGCGTGACGGTGGAACGCCGGTCAAATCCCATGTTGAACCGGTACACAAGTTAATACTTGAAGCGTTCTCCGGCCCAAGACCACTGAACTATGTGTGCCGGCACCTGAATGGTGTGGCAACAGACAACCGCCTAGAAAACATCTGCTGGGGCACACAGAAAGAGAACGCCCAGGATGCCATACGGCACGGCACGGCGGTGTGTTTGCGTGTCGGTGAGCGGCACATCAGAGCCAAGCTTACCGAGAAGGACATTATGCAAATAAAAAAGTTATATGCGGATGGATTAACACAGAAACAAATTGCAGAACTCTACCCTGTTACTCAGAGACACATCAGTGACATTGTAAACCTGAAGACTTGGACACATCTTTCTTTCCCGGTAGGGGAGTAAAAATCTTCGGGACCTTTTTTCTGTGCAACGGGCGTGGGGTCACGTGTTCATTTTCCCCTATTCAAACGGGGTATTAACCCCCAATAAAATTCAATGAGGAAAGGAGATGTAAATGTGGCCAAGGATGGTACAAATCGCGGTGGCGCTCGACCCGGAACCGGTCCTAAAAAGAAACCGCTTGCAGACAAAATTACAGCTGGCAAGCCTGCTACCGCACTCAATTTGCCGCCCCCTGCGGAATTTGACGGCGAGGATATCCCTCCTGTGAAGGAATACCTCAAAGCCAAGCAGAAAAACGGCAAAGACTTATGCGCCGAGGAAGTGTATATCGCAACCTACAAGTGGCTGAAAGGATTAGGCTGTGACCGGCTTATCAACCCACAGCTTGTGGAGCAATATGCGATGTCAGTTTCTCGATGGGTACAGTGCGAGGAAGCAATTTCTGAATTTGGCTTTCTGGCAAAGCACCCCACCACCGGCAACGCAATCGCAAGCCCGTATGTATCTATGAGTCGGGACTATATGAAGCAGGTCAATTCCACCTGGTTTGCAATCTTCCAGATAGTTAAGGAAAACTGCACTGCCGATTATAGTTCCACCCCGCACGATGACCTTATGGAGCGTCTGCTGACAGCACGGCGCGGACACTAAAACACTTGGAGGTAACCATTTATGTTTGAAAAAGTAAATCCGGCACATCCGGATAAGTTGGCGGACCGGATTGCCGGTGCGTTAGTTGACTTGTCATATGGCAAGGAGGAAAATCCCCGCATTGCTGTGGAAGTCCTAATCGGCCACGGCAAGTGCCAAATCATTGCAGAGACTTCTGTGGCGTTGCCCGCCGATGCTGTTACTGCTGCTGTCCACCGGATCGCCGGTCCCTTGGAAGTGGATTATGTGGAAGTTCCCCAGGACGCCCATCTGTCCCGAAATCAAACTGGTGCTATCCGCTGTGGCGACAACGGCATCTTTAAGGGTATGCCCGTGACCGATGAGCAGAAAAAGCTGACTGGCATTGCCAGAGCAATTTATGCTTTCAATCGCACAGATGGAAAATACATTCTGAACGGAGACCGCCTGATCATTTGTCAGAGCAACGCCAAGAGCGACGAGCTTCGCTCCATCTTCCCCAATGCAGAAGTTAACCCCTTGGGCGATTGGACTGGTGGTACTGATGTGGACACCGGTGCTACCAACCGGAAGCTGGGTAGCGATATGGCTGACTCTGTTACTGGTGGCGGTCTGCATGGTAAGGATCTGTCCAAGGCAGATGTCAGCGTAAACATTTACGCTTGGCTCAAAGCACAGGAAACCGGCAAGCCCGTTGAGTTCTGCTGTGCCATCGGCGACGAGTCTGTTGGCGGTGTCCCTTACGAGGAAATCGTAGAAACAGCGAGACAGCACATCCAGGCTGTGGGTGGCTTTGAAGCCTTCGCTGCGTGGGGTCTCGTATGATTATCGAAAAGAAAAGTACAGCAGACCTTCTGCCTGCCGACTATAACCCCCGTAAGGATTTGAAGCCCGGAGACCTGGAATACGAAAAGCTGAAACGCTCCATTGAGCAGTTTGGCTATGTGGAGCCGGTCATTTGGAATAAGACCACCGGCCGAGTGGTTGGCGGTCACCAGAGACTGAAGGTGCTGATGGATATGGGACACACCGAGGTTGACTGTGTGGTTGTGGAACTGTCGGAGGAAAAAGAAAAAGCTTTGAATGTGGCACTGAATAAAATCAGTGGCGAATGGGATAAGGAGAAGTTGGCTTTGCTGATTACCGATTTGCAGGGCGTTGACTTTGATGTTTCCCTTACCGGCTTCGACCCGGCGGAGATCGACGACCTTTTCAAAGACTCTTTGAAAGATGGCGTTAAGGAAGATGACTTCGATGTTGCTGCCGAACTAGAAAAGCCCACCATCACCAAGGCAGGTGATATTTGGACGCTTGGCCGACACCGCCTCATCTGTGGCGATAGCACCAAGGAGGAAACCTTCGCCCAACTGATGGGTGGTAAGAAGGTTAACTTGGTAATTACCGACCCACCCTATAATGTCAATTACGAAGGCACTGCTGGTAAGATCCAAAACGACAATATGGCAGACGCAGCCTTCTATGGTTTCCTGCTTGCCGCTTTCCAAAATGCAGAAGGCGTGATGGCAGATGATGCTTCCATTTATGTTTTCCACGCAGACACAGAAGGACTGAACTTCCGCAAGGCATTTGCCGATGCGGGTTTTTATTTGTCCGGCTGTTGCATTTGGAAAAAGCAATCCTTGGTGCTGGGTCGTAGCCCTTACCAGTGGCAGCACGAGCCTTGCCTCTATGGCTGGAAGAAGAAAGGTAAGCATCTGTGGTACACCGGTCGGAAGGAGTCTACCATTTGGGAATTTGACAAACCTAAGAAGAACGGTGACCATCCCACGATGAAGCCTATTCCTCTGCTGGCCTATCCCATTATGAATTCCAGCCTCACCAACAGTCTGGTGCTTGACCCCTTCGGTGGGTCCGGAAGTACGCTGATTGCCTGTGAGCAGACTGACCGCATTTGTTACACCGTGGAGCTGGATGAAAAGTTCTGTGATGTAATCGTGAAGCGGTACATTGAGCAGGTTGGAAGCTCTGCCGGTGTGTCTGTACAGCGGGATGGCCTAACCTACCAGTACGCAGAGGTGGAGGTCCACAATGAATAAACAACTTACCTTGGGTAGTCTGTTTGACGGCTCCGGTGGGTTTCCTTTGGCCGGCTTGCTTTCCGGTGTCACACCTGTGTGGGCATCGGAGATCGAGCCGTTTCCTATTCGGGTCACCAC